CCGAACTCTTATTAAGAATTAATAAGAGAAACCCACTCTCGCCCCTCTACGGGACGAGACTCCCACCTCGAGCTAAAGGAAATGGGTTCGAGCCCTCCGAAAATGAGGTCTCTAGCCATTCCATTAGCCGTAGCAAGAAATGCTGCGAGATGGCGGGAGCCGTCTACCTTAAGTGGCTTCTTCTTTGTTTTTGAAACAAATAGTCGCCACTGCTTAATCTGATAATCAGAGTTCCTCCTTTCCTTAACGGAAGGGTGTACCCAATTACCGGAGAAAGATTGAAGGTAGACGGAACAGTCCGGTCTTATCCTGATCGGAATGAAATTCCGAATTGAGTCAGGAACCGTTGAACATATGAAGTCAGAAGCGTTCCACAACCCCTTGAGAAAGTGGTTGTTTGCGCTCTGAACGACAGATGTGACTACGGACTGCCCGGATACTGATGAGAAACGGGATACATAAGGAGGTGTGACATCACAACCTCTAAATGCATCCATACCACATGACTCACGGAAATTCCCGTGATAATGTGTTTTCTTCGTATTGACCTTGAGCCATAAAAGTTCAAGGGCACGTTTCACATCTTCGACCCAATCTTTGGGGACAATAATATCGTCACCAAAGATTCTGACCTGTTTCCCAATGCGTTCAATAGAATTCTGAGTAACGCGTCGGCCCACTAACTGTGTGCCGACAACGATACAAAAGAACACTATTGATTGTACGGGAAATGTAAGGGCAGATCCTTGGGTGGTAAACTTCCTAAGCTTGTGAAGGCTCGGAAGCTTCTTATCGACACTGAGGTCAACGTACGCAGTACGTGACGCCATCATCGGTAAGAGGAGCGAAATATTCGCTCTGAATAAGCGTTCGACTAGCCAAAGGCTGATTCTATCTGAAGCAGACTTAAGGTCAATCGTAGCATATTCACCATCCTTGGATCCCAAGAGGGCCATGTCTCTCGAAGGTTGTTGATTTCTATAGTCAATAGAATATCGACAAGCACTACGAGATACATTCTCATAGAGGAACTCCATTATGGAGAACTGACACCAAAGATGACTAGTTGGTTCCGCGGCGATAAGCCTCGGACCTTTAATCGTCTTTGGTACCGCAAGGAGACGAGACGGAGTCTCGAAACCGTGGGGTATATGAGAATCCCAACCCAAAGGTACAGATGTACCAAGGATTGGAAATTGGCTCTCGAGGCGAGAAGGCCAAGAGGGAGGGAGAAACTTCTCCCGACCTCGGAGCTTCTCGTAAACAGCCCCAGGACCATTCCTGTACTTCCCATCGAGGGGGTTAAACTCCCCGAAGGAAGTAGATACTATATCAGCAACTCGCTGAATAGTATCCAGCAGTTGGGCGTGAATACTGTGAGTGGGTCGGAACAGATCGTATTGATCATCTTCTCTCCCATCATAGTCACTAAGGCTGAGCCGGCGATGCCGACCAGCGTTAGGGCTGATGCCACTCCTATAAAGAGAGGCCTCAGGATCCACGAATACCTCTTCATCAACCCAATCAATAGTGGGTAGAGGAAGCTTGGTATCTTCGACATAGAACTCCTCCGTAGACTCGTAAAGAGCCGAGGGAGGGGCCTCATATTCGAATTTCTTACCCGCGTAACATAGTGTACGCAGGAAGAAAACGAAATTAGGATCTATGTCCTGCTTCAGGATGCCGTCCTTCGTGAATAAGCGAAGCCAAATCCCCTTGAATAGTCGAGGGATAGGGCTCCCATTGACATACCCTTTCATAAAAGGGATATGACTATGGACAAGTCGCTCCTGAGAAAGAGCAAGGTCTAAGACTTTGCCAATTTCAGGGAGGTCTCGGAGAAATAACCCGAGTCCTCTATGCACGACTGAGGATTTGATCCGCGAAAGATCGCGTTCCAAATCAAGACGGAGATTAGGGTCGTAGGCGCTGATGTCTTTCATCAGTGCCTCATAGTATCCTAAGAAGTCCCCAACGTGGCGTTTAGACATGTTCATCTCCATGATCATGTCCCACGCCCTCGGTATGCGTAAACCGGGACGGACGGTTAATAGTTAACCGCTGTTACTTCCATGACTGGGTTAGGAAACCCAGGCAAGGAGGTCCGCGATGTTCGTTGCTTCGCCGGCGAAAGCCAGCAAGGCAGCGTCATCGTAACCCGCTGCGACGTAGTCGTCACTTCGCACATTGCGAAAGACGGTGTAGACGGAGCGGGTAACTGCCGGAGACGTTTCGGTGGCAAAGATGGTATGGATAAGTTCGACGTTGTGACGATCGAACTGCCGACCATCTGCCATGAGGCTTTCCTTGGAATGACGGATATTAACCGTATATTCCTCGGTCTGCTCGTGCAGATAATACTGCGCGCCGAAATTGTCTTGATTAATACGCTTCAGAACTTTCGCAGCACCATTGATGGTGAGCGAGATACTGAGATTACCTAGGGACATGGAGACTTCTCCTCGATTTTACGGTTGAGATGTTAATACCTCAACCGTTCCTTCGCATATTAGATGCGATGGAGGCGAGGATCAACGATTGACGGCTACTCAAAGCGGGTAGCCGCGCACCAGGTAGAATTGGCACGTTTACTGAACGTGACCAATAACGACGCTGTATTTGAGATGGAGAGCAACTCAGCCAATTGGTCCCGCCAGTGCGGGTCCAACCAACTGAAGACTCGTAAACGGTAGACACACAACATGAAGTTGGTGCGATTGATATTCCACCTGAATAGATGGATAACCAATCACCGTAGTTCGAGAACCAATCGACGAGCCAAGACCAGGGCAATAAATCCCAGGCTTGGGCGCCGAATTGGCGATGGTCTAACCCAAGCACAAGGTTACGTGCTAGGGACGCCATCTGCTCATTTCCAATAGAGGAAAAATCCTCTAAAGGAGACCATTTCGCGGTTACTCGGATTCCTTTCTGCGTATTATGGATTTCAGTACCATAAAGACGTAGGCCGAAAGACGAGAAAACCAATACATTCTTGGTAATGACTTGTGCATTACCAGAAAACGCAGATCTCTGCCGTGTCAAGCCGCCCTTGGACTTCATATGCTTAAGCATAGAAAGTCTTTGTTCGACGAGACTTGGAAAGGTAAACAACTTCTTAGCATCAGCTAGAAGAGGTTGCCATCCAAACTCGCTTTCAACGACGGAGTTCCGGGATTGTCCTTTGGGACGATTCCAGAGCATCCGTGGAAGATCGCGAAGCTCGGCAATTGATACTGGAAGTGATATGTCCGGCTTTAAGGGATTACCTCTGGCCGTACCTATAACTGCAGCATCGAAGAGCGTGGGTTCTCCCTCAACTGGGAGATGGCTAACGAATAGGCCCATCCGGCCGTGGGGAACATCAGAAAATCTGATGTTTCCATTGCTAGAAGAGCCATTCATTAGACCGCCACGCCTTCTCGTACGACTCAGACTAACCGGGTTATCCTGGTTAGGCTGACCAACGACGTCGTCCATTGACTCTGTAAAAGAGACATAAGACGACTCTTGGATGTTCCCATAATAATAACGGGAACCTCCAACGTTGGGACCAGTACGAGAACGAGATCTGAGAGGCATCGTCATACCTGGAGCAAGGGACGCGGGAATGCGCTGGATCTTTCCAGGTGAGGACCCTAATGGGTC